TGATCGACCCTGCAGGTGGATAGGTCGGGTCAAAGCCTGGAAGTTCTGCCCAAGCACCACCCACAACACTTGTGTAGGCGTCCAGCGCGGTGCCGTCTGGCGCTGAAAATGGCGCGTTTACGAGAATCGTGCCGCTAGAGCTTTGTCCCTTAAACGTTGTTGCGCCGTAGATTGACAGCGTGTCAGTTGAACTGCCAGCACCACCAATACCAACAGTACCGAAGGTGGTGTTCACCTGCAGAACAGAGTTTGCGCCAAAGCCGCCAGACCCGTTGTTGTACTGTACCCAGCCTGTCGAGCCACTAGGAGAAACTGTTGAAATGGTAGACCAAGAACCGTCACCACGCAAGTACGTAGTAGAGTCTGCGGTACCGGAGCCGAGACGTGCTGTACCGACGGTACCGGAAGTCAAGTTGCTCGCGTTGAGGTTTGACAGATCAGCGGCTGGAAGTGTAGACCAAGAACCGTCGCCACGCAGGTACGTCGTCGAGTCTGCTGTACCGGTGCCAAGACGCGCTGAACCAACTGTTCCACTTGTAAGGTTCGACGCATTCGTGACAGAGGTAGAGAGACTGGACACAGTCGTAGACAAACCATCCACTGTTGTAGACAAACCATCCACTGTTGTAGACAGGTTGCCGACAGTCGTAGACAGGCCAGTAACGGATGTAGACAAACCATCCACTGTCGTAGACAGATCACCGACAGTCGTAGACAAAGTCGTCAGTGAACTCTGCGACGCAAAGTCCCCAGCGGTAATGATGTCTTCCACGTATAAGTCAAGACCATCAACGTCGTCGGCTGACGTAAAGCCCCATGTAGGAGCGGTCCCAGCACCATTTGACATGAGCACCTGCTTGGCGGTACCAACTTGACCGCCAATTGACCACGCGCCTGTTGTGCCAATGCTCAAACGGGCGGTACTGCCTGTGCTAAGGGTGATGACGTCAGAAACCACGCTCACATTGGAGTTCGCTTGCCACGAAAGAGCAGCAGCGTTCCATACAACAGTGTCACCATTCACTGGTGCTTGCCCTTGCCCCGCGTCATCGCCAAAGCCAAATGATGCTCCGCCGTCTTCCGCCATGAAGCGCGTGTTGTACGCTGCTGGCAACAAGAACGACGCCCACTCGTCGTTCGCGTAGTCATACGCAAGGAACGGAGTTACTGCACCATTTGGAATTGAACCATTAACGTCTGTCAGCGCGGAGAGAGTAGTAACACCGACTGGCAGAGTAGTTGGAACCCACTTGCTAGTAGCGGCATTGTAAGAGAGATACTGGCCATCAGTTGGTGGCGTGGCGGTGAACGCGAACTTCGTAAACGCTGATGATGCGATGAAGTTAACGTTCTCGACCGGGAAGTTTGCAGCCGTCCACTTATCTGTGGCGCTAACGTACTTCAACAAAGATACTTCACCGCCGATGAGAGCACCAAGTGCATCAACGTCAACGTCAGTCAGTTCGCTCACAATGTGTGCGCCAGAACCAGCGGTAATTTGACCTTGCAACTCATCAAGCGCGGATTGCAGATTGGTCACGTCAGCAATTGCGTGCGCGTGAACCACTGCAGCGTAATCGCTGTGCGTGTGACCAACTGCGGACTTACCGTCCAGAGACGTCTGCAAATTGCTGATCGACGAAATTGAATGCGAGTGGTTCGCATACGCACGGTTATCGAGCTCGTTCTGCAGACCGGAGACAGCGCTGATGGAGTGCGGGTGCGAAGTATCAGCCTTGGTATCCAGTGCTGTTTGCAGGTTGCTGATCGCCGAGATATCGTGGCCGTGGCCAACATCAGTCTTGCCGTCAAGCGCCTGAGAAAGTGTCTGCCCAGAACCGGCGTCAAAGGAACCAGTGCGATCAACAGAGGCGTAGATTTCGCTGAATGCATTCAGGTGAGAACGATTCGCCTTGTTGTTCAGTTCAGTTTGCAGGCCGGAGACTTCAGGTACGGTGTGCGTGTGGCTTGCGGGTGCGTAAACGCCGTCGTGGTTATGACTTACCTCCGCGTACTCGGTGTGCGTGTGGCTCGTGCTCGACTTGCCGTCAAGAGCCGTTTGCAGATCGGCCACGTCAGCAATTGCGTGCGTGTGGACTGTGTCAGCCTTACCGGTGTCGAGTGAATCAACCGCATTTTCCAGCGTGGTAATGGCGTTTGCGTTTGCGTCAAGCTGATTCACTTGAGTCGACGTCATCAGACCACGGCTCGATGAGTTCGCGTTTGAAACGTTGATGTTGACAACGCGTTCACCAAGACCGTTGATGGTATCAGAGACTGCAACAGGGGTTGTCCCAGTAACCAACAGCGAGTTCACGGCTGCTTGGTAAACTTGCGGGAACGTTTCAGCGTCGATACCAAGCAATACGGTGTTGCGATTCTTAACGAAACCGGCGCGATAAGCCATGAGACCAGCTGGGCGTGTCAGTGTCAATTGACCATCATAGTCAACATACAGCGGTTCACCAGCGTGATTAGCGAAGTCCCATTGGTCATGCGTGATCTCGCCAAACGGCGCCATGTGTCCAACGTCACCTTGCGCCAAGTCTTCCAAGATGATACCAGTTGGTACTCGTGCAGGAATCAGAGCAGGATTTGAACTGGCGAGACGAACAGTGTCGTCATCTGAGAAGTACACCAACGACATTGCTGGGATGTTTTCACCAGCTCGAACTGGAACGATGCGGTTTACTGGCTGAACCAATACACCAGACGTACCAACGGTCGTTTCAACGCGAACAGCAGTGTCATCTGTCAGGAATTCGCCGTTGGATTGACGGAGTGGTTGCAGCATGCTGTCGCGCATGATGAAACCCGGATTGCCTGGAACATCCAACGCAACTTGCGTGCCTTGCAGTTGGTGCACGAGCTGGTTGGTGTTGCCGTTCAACACGGTGCCAGCGAACACGCGAGCCTTGACTTGCCACTTATTGCGAGCGGCGTTCCACACCTTCATGGTCGTGGTCGTCAAATCAAACCAGTGTTGATCGTGCTGCTTGGTTGGTTCAAGAGCAGACACGATCAATGGAAGCAGCGTGATACCGTACGTCACCTCAGCGGTAAGCAGGTCGATATCCCAGAACAGGTAGTTGTTGGTGCTAGGAGTTACCGGACCCCATGCCGCATCTACTGCGCGATCAAAGTGCATCAGGTAATCTGAAGAACCGTGCGCTGCCGTAGCAACTGTTGGGGTAGGCGAAATTACGTGTGCCACAAAACCAGACGTCTGGCTTGGGTGAAGGAAGATGGCAGAGCCGTTATCCTTTTGGAAGGAGATGAGGCCTTGGCGGAAATTGGTGCGCATTCGTTACTCCGTCTTTTCGTCTTGTGCAGTCTTGATCGACTTTTCGTCGTATCCATACTTAGCGGCTACAAACTTGCTGTACGCCTCTACGCCACCAACATAAGTCAGGTAGATGCCGAGCAGTGCTTCAGTGAGGCCACCAGTGAGTGTAAGTTCCACCATGATCCAAGTAGCTGTCAAACCACCGACTAGCTGCAGAACCTTGGTGAGAGAAACTGACTTGCCATTCTTTGTGATGATGTCAGTAAAGTCAAGTTTTTCAGAGCGCTGAATGCGCCAAAACAGAAACAAGATGCCAGCCAGCAACATCAGATATGGCACGGCCATCATGTTGATTTCATGCCCGAAGATGGACACGATCATAGTCGAGGTCAATTTGAGCTCCTAGGTGAGATAGGCTATTTAGGGTCGAATGCATTCGTGGGCTCACAAGGAGCCCACGCTATTTGTCACCTAATGCCTGTATTCTCACGCCGACTCGTCTAACGGCTCCGTGTATTCACGATGGAAGATCAGCCCAAATTCAATTGGCGGTACGCCGTCTGGGTTGAGAGCCGACTTCGCCTGAATTGTCAGGTGCGGGGCGAAAGACTCATAGTCATGCGTCCCGCCTTGGCCTATGAGTTGCTCATGCCGCGCTACGAGTGCAGGACAAGAGAGCTTCAGTACCAGACTGTCGCCGAACTTATCGAAACCAACACCGGATGCAACGAATTCGTCCGGGCATGGAACCACATTGACGATCTTTCTGGAGTACAGGGTGGTCACGTGGAGGTCAGAATCGAGTTCAATGCAATTCGAGTCGGCCCAGGCCCTAAGAAGAGCCAAGGTCGACTCTGTCGGGATGACCGCGGCGTACGTACCAGTCGCAATGATTTCTCGAAGCAGCATTACGCGAGCACCTTACGAAGCTCTGGAAGGCTGCCGATTGCGACGCCTTCCTTCATGATCTGCGGCATCATGCGAGCACCTGGGATTAGAGCCAGAAGATCGTCTCGACCGATGTATTCTGAGTCAGCAGTCTTTGGTTGGCCAACATCCAAGTGAACGGTTTTGTACTCGAGGCCTTTACTCTCAAGCAAGGCCTTCGCCTGATCGCATTGTGGGCAGTTTGGTTTGGTGTAGACGGTGTACATGTCAGATCTCTGGGAGTTCGTCGTAGTTGATTTCGGAAGTCATGGCGCCGATCACGTAAGACACAGACTCATTCTCTTGCAAAGCGGTCTGGGTCTTGTTCGTGTTCAAGTGCTTATTGAACCATGGCAGTGGGGCGGACTTAATGCCAGCGTCGTACTTGATGCCAATGTCCTTCAAACGGAATTGCGCGGTCCAGTCAACGTGGGCGCACATGATCTGCTCATTCATACCGAGCACGGTGCCCTTCTTGAAGATGTGCTTAGCCCAAGCCTTTTCTTCACGAATGATGTCCATCATCATTTCGTAGACTTCAGCGGCACAGTCAATCTTGACTTGCTTAAAGCGCGGGTCGTCCTTGACAAGGGTGTTCAGAATGTACGCAGTTGCGTCGGTGTGCAGCAGCTCATCAGCCAGAATCAGACTGATGACATTACCGTTGCCGATGAAGATCTTGTTCTCCACCATGCCGAGTGACGTGCTGAACGACACCATGAAGCGTACGGCCTCGAGGCCGTACGAAGCGACGAGTGCTAGGTAGATCGCCTTGATGTGATCGTACTCGCTGACCTGTTGCCCAAGTTCAACTTTGCAATTCAACGTGTGCAGGTCGTGGTAGTACTTATCGATGCTCGACAACATACTGACAATCTCACTAGTGTCGTGAATTGCGTTGAACTGCTGAGTTGGCATCTGGTAGATGTTTCGAACGATGTGCGAGTACGACTCGCTGTGGATCTGTTCGAATGCAGACCACCACTGCACCCAAGCTTCGATTTCAGGCACAGAACATACTGGCGTGAAAATCTGGACGGGGGCACGACCCTGGATAGAGTCCAGAGCTGTTTGGCGCAGCAAGTTCTGCGTAAAGATGAAACGAGTTGCCTCATCAGCTTTCGTGAAGTCGATCTTGTCCTTCGTCAACGTAACTTCATCAGGCACCCAAATTGCGCCGCGTTGGGTCTTAGTGAACTTATCGATCTTCGGGTATGCGAAGTCGTCATAACGTTGGATGGTCACGGACCCTGCCGGGTCCAAGAACATCTGGCGCTTGCTGTAGTTCGTTTGTTTTGAAAAATCGAGCTTGCTCACAGTACACAACTTTCACAGTAGTCTTCGCCTTCGGCCTCAGCATTGAGATCCTCAACGATCTTGTCTTCACCTTTGGTTTCTTCGGCTTCAGTTTGCTTAACAGCTTCCATTGCGGCTTGCTTCTCCACCAGGTGATAGTAGAAAGACTTGACGCCCCACATAGAAGCCAACATCATGTTGCGAATCACGACGTTGATGTCAACCTTACCGTCCTTGAAGTATCGTGGCGAGTAGAACGTGTCAGCAGAAATGCCTTGGTCGGTGTACACTTGCAACACCGCAACGGTCTTGATGTACTCCAGGCAGTCCTTCTGGTCCCACAGCAGTTGATAGAAGTTCTTGAGCTTCTTGTACTCAGGAACAACTTGAACGAAGTCACCAGCCTTGGAGCGCTTCGTCACAATCAACTGCTTCACGAAGTTCACACCGTTCGTCGAGTTCAGCACGACGGACGACGATTCAACTGGGGCGATCGCAATGGTAGTCGCATTGCGAACACCATATTGGAGCATTTTAGCTCGCAGCGCTTCCCAGTCCAAGTCTTCGCATGGGGTGAAGTCCGTAAGTTCGTTGACACCTTCAGCGCGCAATTCCCACGGGAAGATGCCTTGGCCGTACCGTGTCTTCGAGGACATTTCACAGGCGCCCTTTTCCTTGGCGAGCTCAACGCTCATCTCGGTCAGGTAGAACGCTTGGTGTTCCATCCAGCGCTTGACTTCAGCCAGTGCCTCAGCTTCACCGTACTTCATCTTGCGCTTGGCGTGCCAGTACGCAAGGTTGGTCACGCCGATACCCAAAGGTTCGAACTCCTTGTTGTGCATTTCAGAGTGCACAGACAGGAAGTCTTGGTACTGCAGCAAGTTGTGCAAGGCGCGGTGCAGCAAGCGTGCTGGGCGGCGCATTTCTTCAGGGTGGCGGAACACGCCCCAGTTCAACGAACCGAGTGTACAGAGCGCGATACGACCAGTGTCTTCTTTGAGCTCGAACGTGTAGCTTTCGGGCGTTTGCTCGACGACACGAGGCGACGTCAGGTGACGCGGCAGGTTTGTCAAGTAAGACACTGCATCGGAGATGGACTTGGTGACTCGGGTGAGTTTGAACTTCCCGATCGCCTCAGTCGGCAGCATGATCTCGGTGCAGAGGTTCGTCTGATAGATTGGGTGAACCAACGGATCGAACGGGCCTTGGCGCTGAACGTTATCGATGTTCAGAAGGTAAATGCGACCGGTTTCGGCGCGCTCCACCATCAGCCATTCCTTCATGACCTTCTCGGCAGATTCAACCTTCTTACGGAGGTCAGCGCGCTTCTCGTATGCAACGTACAGTTCTTCGAACTTCTTGATGTCGCGGTAGAAGGCTTCGTACAGATCAGGCACTTCGTTCGGATCGAAGAACGTAATCACGCCCTTCTGTTTGAAGCGACGCCAGAAGAACGAGCTCAGCACGACACAGTAGTCCAATTGACGGACTCGGTTCTCTTCAGTGCCCTTGTTGTTCTTCAGAACGATGAAGTCGTCGAACTGGTAGTGCCAGATTGGAAGGTTGACAGTTGCAGATGCGTTGCGAATACCGCCTTGCGAGCAAGAACGCAGGTCACCGAACCACTTCTTCAAGAAAGGCAGGATGCCAGTATGCATCACCTCGCCTTGGCGAATTGGTGCGCCCAGTGGACGCATGCGCCCGAACTCTAGGCCAATGCCAGCACGCTTTGCAGCGTAGTTCGCCATGACCTTGCCGGTATCGAAGATCGAATCAAGGTCATCGTCTGAACGAAGCAACACGCATGAGCTGAACTGCTTAGTCTTCGTGCCAAGGCCGGCCAGCACTGGCGTAGCCAGCGTGAACATGCCATCTGAGGCAGCGTTGTAGAAGTCACGTACCCACTTCAGTCGGTCCTTGGTCTCTGCATGGAACGCAGTGGCCGCAGCAACCATGTACCGAATTTGCGGTGTCTCAACCATCAAACCCGTTGCACGGTTCCGAACAAGGTACTTCTCAATCAACTGCTCAACGGCAGCATAAGGAAGCTCTTCATCCTTGCTATGGTCGATGTGCTTTTCAAGTTGGTCCCACTCATCTTCGCTGTACCACTCAAGCAGTTCAGGCGAATACAAGGCGAGCTTGACGTTGTTCTTGACGACGTCGAAAAGGCGGGGCGGGTGATATGAACCAAAGACGTCCTTGCGCAGCATCGTGATACGCTGCTTGCCGGCGACGTGCTGATAGTTAACGTTACCAACATCAGGATTCAGCTCCTCGTCGATCAAGTTCACCATCGCCTTCAGCGCGATTTCATCGAGCTCTTTCGTGGTCATCTTGTTTCGGAAGTGCGGGTGCGCCGCAATTTCGATCATGGATGGAGAGACGTCAGGCACGCCTTCACAAACCTTCGCGATTTGCGCTTGCCACTTTGCAAGATCAAATTTTTCTTCTGTGCCGTCGCGTTTGATGACGACGTCGATATCGTTGGTGTTCATCCGTTTAATTGTTGTCGTATGGTTGTTGGGGCAGCAACTGCCGGCGCTTCAGAACGAAGAGCCACAGCAGCCTCAGGATTTTGCTGAATGATGACCTTGGCGATCAACTCACGACGAAAGTCGCTTTCTTGATCAAGAGTCATCTTTGGCATGCCGCTGGCGAATCGCCTTGCCGTCTCCTGCCCCATCAAATACTCTACGAAGTCCATGTTATACGAGACCGCTTTACTGGTCACCGTAGCGAAAACCCGAGGAGGATCAAAGTCCCTCAATTTCGGTGCAGAGAAGTCGTCTTCCATACAGAATTACATTGTAACGAGTGGTGGCCCCGAAGCCCACTCTGAGTGGGCTCAGGATTGATTTGATTAGGACAGAGGACCGCGAACGAAGTCTCGAATCTCATTGATTCGGCGCAACCAGCCAGCAATGAACTTTGCTTGGGATGGGTTCGCAGCGACGATATCGCGGTAGAATTTTTCACGCCGATCGCAGAGTATACGGCATACGTCGAAATCATTCATGGCCTTCGCCATGCGAGCGGTTCCTGGGCCGACGCTACCGTCGATTGGCTTTGCACCAACGACTTCTTGCAGGAACTTAGATGCGCGTCCTACACCATGGTTGACGCAACCATCAAAATGCAGAACAGCAACACGTGGAGAGAGGAGATGGCACCCACCAGCAACCCAGTACTTGTCGTAATAGCGTTGCTTGGCTTGTGCCCAGGTCAAACCCGTAATGTCTAGATCGGTGTTCGCGTTCTTGGCTACACCGAACTTTGTTTCACCACCCCTATCGTCAGGATCATTCACGTACCCAACCTTCTTACGTTGTGGTGGTGTTTGGATGAGACCGAGTTGGGTATCTTTATCGTTGGCATTGAACCAACCACCAACTTCGTACAGCATGGCGTGCAGCACGGCACGCTCAAAAGCGGGTGTAAAGTCTGACATATAGGCTCCTCTTTAGGGAGCCTATTTATATGGGCGAAATCGGCGCGTAAATACTTGCTCTCAATCTACCATGTAAGGGCCTTATGCGCGGAGTCTACACCATTGAACTAATTGGCACGGGCCGATGCTACGTCGGAAGCACCAAGAATACCACAAAACGATGGCGAGATCACATCAAATCACTTCGACTTGGCACTCATCACTGCTCGCATCTCCAGCGTGCATGGCTCAAATACGGTGAGAAAGCTTTCAGGTTCGACCTGGTTGAGGAGGTTCCGTTGGGCATTTGCCTTCTTGAACGAGAGCAGGAATGGATGGACAAAACGCTGGAGAAGTTCAATACCTGTCCTAAAGCTGGATCGCCTCTTGGCATGAAACTAACAACAGAACAATGTGAAAAGATTTCCAGAGCACTAAGTGGAAAGCCAAAGTCAGACGCACACCGCGCTGCATGCTCAGAAGGTCAGCGGATTAGAGCAAAGAGACCAGAAGAGCAAGAGCGGATTGAAGCCTTCGCCAAGAATCGACTTGGAAAGAAGGCGTCAGAGGAACACTCACGCAACATGTCAATTGCTCTTAAGGAGGCGTTCAAGGCCAGACCCTATGATGGTGGCAAGAACCCAGCGGCTCGACCATGTCGACTTGGTAAGAAACGCTTCTCGTGCATCAAAGAAGCGTGTGAGAAGACGGGGTTGAGCAAGTACAAGCTAAAGCTCCACCCTGACTTTTCCTACATCAAGTGAGAATATCCCCCACCGTGCGCCCGCCCAGATAGCGCCACAAATCATTGGGTCCAACGACTACGCCACGAGAGGTGGTTTTGCCGTGCATCTTGCCGGGTGAAATGGCATGAACGACTGCACTCGCCTTCTCAACTGCTGGGTAGATGCACGAACCCTTCTGCTCCCAATTAGCGACACGAATAGGGGCGGTGATGAGCTTGCCGTCTTCTGGTGAGAACACAAATGCTTCATGTGCGAACGATGCGCAAGCAGTTACTGGAACCGCGTCAACGGTGTACGTCTCACGATCAACGATCAGAATGTTCCATGCGCCGGGAACCTTGACTTCAGAGTCTTCGATCAGCAAGGTGACTGTTGGACCGAGCGTCTCTTCAAGATACGTGATCTCAGTAAGCTTGAAGTCAAGTTGCTGAGCACTGAAGGTCCAGTGAAAGCGACTGCCTTGTGGCAACGGTGCTGTCAATGAATCGATGACGTAAGGACGGTTGATTTCGCTGAGGATAATAATTTTGGCTCTCCATGCGCCGCCAACGCTAAATAAAACAACGATTCATTATTGACGGAACATCATGAACCATTACATTTACGTCTATTGTAACGAAGAAACTGATGAATTTGTAACGACCTTCGGGACACTACCAGGGTTACCTTTCTAAAGTCAGTAACGAGCTTCAGTTCGGCTGGTGTTTCAGGTGTGGCGATGTTCACCACGAATTTCCAGTTGCTCATAGCGTTACCTCTGGGATATATGGTGAGCGCCAGCCCACGAGCTGCACAGCGTCAGGATTTGTGATCCGCACGATTGCGAGTTTACCGTCGACATACATGAATGCCAGCCGATAATCCTCAGATTTCCAATCTTCCCAAGACTTGGAAGGCACAATGGTGCGGCGTTTTGCTGCCTCTGTCTTGAGTTGCTCGCGCGCGACATCCCAGAGTCTGTCATATTGAACCCCCGATCGATGCTCAACGCCCATACGCATTACGCGTTCAACAACTTGTTCATTCGTAATCATCTTATGCTCCATCATTGACGATGTTCACGCTTGAAATCGAAAAGTTAGAGATGACGCCGTGTTCATCAAAGATTTTTCCTTCGTAGATCATAGCTTTGCCTTCACTGTCTTCAGCACCGTGTATGATGCCTCTTTGTAGAATTTGATGCGCTCACGCGCGTGCTTCTTGCCGAACTTCAGGCCACTGTGCACATCGGATACGTGTACGAAGTCCTTGTCATGCCCCTTGCGAAGACCACGACCAATGGATTGAATGGCTCGGACAAATGACTTCCCAGCATCGATCAAGCACAGGTGGAAGATCCGGTCAATCGAGATACCTGTTGAGGCAATGCCTGCAGTCGCAAGCACAATCAGATCGTCACGTTCAGCGAACGTCGAGTACCATTCAGCTCGCACTTCAGTTTCATCTGCACCGCACAGGAAGATCGAGTCCTTGATCAGCTTCTGGAGCTGTTGACCTTGCTTGATGCTGTTCACCAACACCAACGTGTTCCCGTGCTCAGCAGCCTTTGCAATGATCAGGTCCGCAAGGAATTCCAACCGATCACTTGAGCGGCTTGTGTACGCCTTCTCAGACGCATAATCTGGGAACTCCTCATCCACGCTCTCTTTGATCTCAATTGGTTGGATCTCGAGATTCGAGAGGTACCCCATTTCGATGAGGCTTGCTGCATCGATCCTGTACAGGATGTCACCAATAGACCCGCGCAGCGTGTACTGGTCTGTCAACGGCTTCGGCCACGTGCCAGTAAACCCGTACCGATAGGCGATGTTCTTGCCGTGGTTGGTCAGCAAATCGCCAATTGTCGCTGCCTTAGCACCATGTGCTTCGTCAACGATGGCAACTTGGAAGTCCTCCATCACTGTCGGGTTGTTTTGCAGTGCTTGCCACGTAGCGATCACGTGTGGTTGGTACAGGTCTTTCTTCGCACCAGAGTACAAGCCGTGCTGGATCCCACAGAGTTTGAACGTTTGCGAGGTCTGCTCAACGAGGTCCGACGATGGCACGATGGTAATCGAACGGTACCCTTCAGACCCAAACACGTCGCACATACCGGCCACCATGATGGTCTTACCGGCGCCTGTCGCAGCGATCACAAACCCTGAGCCTGCGTCGAGCGCAGCGTTGACTGCTTCGAGCTGGTATGGACGAATGGAAATCGGCACTTGCGATTTTCCGTCAAACCATTTTTCGTGCAGACGGCCTTCAACCAGGGGTACTGGGCGACGTTCGTCATGGAGCTCGACTTCATAGCCCCACTTTTCCAGGAACGGCAGGATGTCAGGCAAGAATCGCATGAAGACCTTGCCAGTCTTCTCGTAGAAACGGATCTTGCCGTCCCAGCGACCGAGCTTGTACGCGGGCATGAAAAAGTGCCCGTCGACAGGGATACCGAACTTGTTGTACAGGAACAGTTGGTCTTCTGGCTCAACACCAGTGACCGTCATGTAAACTTCATCGCGTACCCAGATGTGAGCGATTTTCTTCTTCATGCGACCTTCATCTGGAAGTGGCGCTCGAGGTTGTGCTTGCGCACATACGACATTACGTCTGAAGGAATCATGATGACGCGGTTCGAAATCATCGTCATCAAGAACATGATGTTCGTCAAGTCCTTAATGGTGAATGGGATGTTGGCGTCAGGCGCGAATGTAAGTTCAACATCATGACCGCTTTCGGTGGAGTTGAACTTCAGCACAACATCGCTCGAACCAGTAAGCTGCATGCTCATCATTGGCTTCGTTGGAACGAGAGCGGTAGATGCAATTGTTCCAAAAGCGAGATCGCCTGCGGAAAATCCGTTCAGCCCACCGTTTAAGCTGTACTGTGTGGTTGGCACCGAAACATTACCAGTGTTGTAGCTGGTGTTCTGAGGTGTTGGGGAGTAAGTTCCGTTTGGCATCAGATAATCACGTCCTGCATTTCTGCGACGCGAAGTTTGGTGATGTGACCCAACATCCAACCCATTTGCTTGATGGCCTCAACGATTTCGTCGAAGTGTTGTTGTTTGAGGTTGGCTTCAACGATGAGTTGATTCAGCTCTACAACGTCCTTTTCACCTTGTACGTACAAGGCTTGCTCACGAGCGCCGAGTGCGCGAGGAGAGTTGTTGTAGTTCTTGACATGCCTAGACTCCTTACGAGTCTTTTCGATCTCCAACCACTTCACAACGGCGCGGCACTCTTGAGCGCGCTTCGCGTAGAAAAACTGATGGTGCGGAATATCACGTGCAAGCTTCTCAAGCCGTTCGCCTTCAATGTCGAAGATCGGTTCAGCTGCTTCAATTTCTTGCTGCCACTGTTCGAAGAACGAAGGAAGCTCAGCTTTGAGGTCTTCATTCGTTTCGCCCAGTGCGAAAAGGTTGATTGATTTTGTCATTCTTCAGAGGCCAGTCAGGGCGTTGTTAAATTGTAACAACGCCCCGTTACAATTGCGGATTTTAACCGGGATTACTCGGCGTCGTCCGCAGACTTCTTGACCAGGCTGAAGGCCTGCACAGCATCCTTAGCAATGCGCATTGCCTTGCCAACGGATGTTGCCACTTCAGTTACATGCACAACGCCGTTGTCCGTGTGCTTTGGGTACTCAACGACGAAGCCGCCGACTACTGGGGAGATTGTGATCTTTTCCATGATGATTCCTTTCAAAGTTGGAGGGCGCTAGGCCCTCCCTTGTTTACTTCTTACCGCGCTTCTTCGCTGCTGGAGCAGCGTCGACGTCAACTTCAACTTCGTCGTCGTTCAAGACGGCTTCGAGTTCTTCTTCAGTTGGTTCTGCTTCCTTGCGAGCCAGCATTGGCTGACATGCAGGGTGTTCCAACAACCGAAGAGCGATCTCATTCGTGAGTTCCTTTTCCTTGAAGACGATGCGATCCAAGATCACTCCGTCCTTGTCGGTGATGGTACACACGTACGACATCTTTTCACCGGGCTGCGTACCCTTTGCGATCACGCCGTCAGCTTCCAGCAACTCAAGCAAGCCACTGAATGGTGACATGCCCTTGTTATAAGGAACTTCCAGTTCAACCTTGGTGCCCAACTTCGCGAAGCGAGACTTGTAGGTCTCAAACCGCATGCGAACACCAGTGACTTCGCCTTCTTCCTTGAGCTTCAGCTTCGTGACGATGCCGATGATCGAGACAGAGAACTTAGTCGAGTTCGTGATTGCCCAGGCACCGTCACCCATCATGATGTCTTGAGGGTACACGTGGTCTGTAAGAACCATCGAGACCGGCAGACGACCGATGTTGCCGACAGCCAGGCGGAGCATTGCCTTGCGGCGCTTTGCGAGCTGACCTTGGTCACCCTTGACGACGCCCTTGTCGTAGTTCTCCATTTCGGTACTGGACGACAGCATAGCCAAGGAGTCCAAGACGATCAACGTCTTCTGGGCTTCCATGTTGTCTTTGCCGTATTCCTTCTTGTACCCACTGAAGAACTCAGAGAGGATCGCGTTCACGTCTTCGATCGTTGCGACCGAGATGTATGTGAGCGCTTCTTCCGAGACGTTCACGCCAATTTTGGCGAGGTAGTCAACGTCAATCGCGTGCTCAGAGTCGATGTACAGGATGTGATAGCCTTCCAACTGCGCTTGACGGCAGAGGTTGGCCGAGATGAAGGACTTACCCGAACCAGAAGGACCTGCGAACAGAGTCAGCTTGCTGAGAGGGATACCCTTCTTGAAGTCGCCAGACAAGGCGCGGTTGAGAGCATAGTTGCCAGTGGACAACCACGATTCCGTAGTTTTAATGCCGACACCAACGGTGTCGAGTTTCGCTACTTCTTTTTTGAAGTTCGCGAGAAATGGCAGACCCATTATTTTACCTTTCGTAAAAGAATCTTAGAAACTTGTCCCTGAGAAAGGCCGACAATTTCGCCAATCTGTTTCTGTGTTTGTCCAGCAGCGTACAAAGCGTCTATTTCAGGATATTGCGCTTTCTTAATTTTGCACGCTGGATTGTTGTCACCTCGCACACCATTGCTAATTTTGGCCTTGTGAGTTTCGGAAAGCTTTATTCCTGTTCCACGTGAATGTCCAGTATGACATTCACTAAGCCTCTGTTTAACTTCATCAGAATGTGTTCTTCCGTAAAATGGATTCTTGTCACCTGTTTTCCTCCGCATTTTGGTTTTAAAGTCATCAGAATGTTTGTATCCTGATGCTCCATCACCGCCATCGGTTAGATTCCAGAGCGGGCCGAGGCCTTTATCCTCTCTACCATTAAGCGCTATAAGTCTAATTTCTTCCGCAATTGCAGAAGATTCGCTGTCGCACTCAATAATCACGGGGAGAATCCAGACTTTTGACTCTTGGAAGTGCTTCCTAAGAAACCTCCCAAGATGAGTGTCAGTCTTTCTGTGTGCCCTCCACCTATTACCTTGACCCTTGCCGACGTACCGTGGCACGCCGTCAAGGATGTAGGTATAGACGTAGAACGTCACTTCAGCAATCAGCTCACTCCTTAGGCGTCGCCAGCTTGGGCAGCCTTAGCAGCTGCGGCGCGTTGACGCAGTTGTTCAACAACACTCAGCTTTCCACCAGTTGCTGCTGGTGCAGCTGCTGGTGCAGATGGCTCGTCATCACCATCGTCATCGGAGCTTGCCAGAGCGGCTGCAGCCTTGAGCGGGGCCTTGGCTTCGGCAGCTGGAGCCTTAGACTCAGCTGGAGCTTCGTAGGTGCCACCAGTAGAAGCAGCAACCAACATGGCTTCAACAGCAGTGCGATCGATCTTCGCAGTGCGGTACTCGCTCAGGTTGAACAGGTTCATCGTGGCGATAACGTCGTCGCTCACATCAGTTTGCTTCGGTGCGAAGTTCGATGTGGTGTACGAGTTCTGGCCAGAACCGGTCTTGGTCTTGCGGAAGCGGAAGTTGTAGCCACCCTTCAGCTCGTATGGAGCTTCTTCCAAGTCTCCCGACTGGAATGCGGCTTGAATTTGCTTGAAGACTTGTGGGCCGAATTCGATGAGCTTGACCAGTTGGTTGGCATCATGATCGATTGGCGTTTCGAGAACCAGCACTTGGCCGATGTAGCTCTTCTTGCGGTAGAACTGCTTGCCCAGTTCTTCGTTGTACTCAGCACTGTTCTTGTCGTAGAAGCGGGCGCTCAATTCGCAGATTGGGCAAGCTTCGCCGTACATCTTCAAGCATGCGACAGTTTCGCGCTTGCCGTTGATGGTGAGAGAGTGTGTGAGGTTTTCGACGAGGAAGCCCATTGGGTTCTCTGCGTCAGCGTCTGGAAGGAAGCGAACGGTCGACACTGTGTCGGTTTCAGCTTTCCAGAACGGGAAGAACAGCTTCCATGTTGCATTGCCCGAACCTTCGGACGTCTTGCTGGAAAATGCTGCGGCCAGGTCGGCCAAGGAACGCTTGGTGGTCATAAAAACTCCTAAATGTAGAAACTATCAAACAGATAAATTTGTCAGCGATTGCATGACAAACTTATTTAGCGGCTGCCGCCGGTCTGTTCGATTTTGCTGCGCGTCATTTGTAACGACGCGATAGATGAATTGTAAACGGGAATGCGTTTTGCGCATCCCTATGTGGGGTCGAGGATGCTTCTCGCGAGGGTTGATAGATTCACCCAGGTGTAGGCCGGCCTACACCGTTCTCACCATCATGCGTGACCGGCCAACGAAGAAATCGAATTCGTAACGGGACGGCGACACGAGGCGACCCGCGTGCTCACCACGCTGTTCGATGAAGCGCATAACAAACAAGGGACCCGAAGGTCCCTTGTCATCGCCGGGTGAACCGGTTTAACGTGTCAGCAGTGCTGCTGTAGGTGCAGTATCAGAGATTGTGCGACGCGAGACGAGCTTCAAGTTCCTCGATCCTGGATGCCATTTCTTGCATTGCCTTGATCATTGGGGAAATCAATTCTTCGTAAGGTAGAATCAATCCCAGGATCATCAAAATCTCCGGCCGAATCATTAGATCGTTGGATCTTCAAAAGTGTAGGGAACGTATTGGCTGGGATTCGCCCTAAAAGTGTCGTCATAAAACCTCACTCGCACTGAGTCTCGCGTGTGGGTATTTATCTGTGAAAAAGAAGGGGCCTAGGCCCCTTCTCGTTACTTCAACAACAAGGTTGTTGGTGGAGTAAAGTTACCAGTGTATCTTGCCCCTAATGTGATTCTGAAGTCATCAATGAATCCAGTGAATCGATAGGATGCGGTGCCGTACTTGCCACCAAGACGGACACTGTTCATTGTTCCGGCAATCGGCATGGACGCGACGGTAGCCGAACCAACCAAATTACCATCTTGGTACAAATACCAACTACCACCAGTTTTAACTGCGGCAACATGAGTCCAAGTATTACCGACCAAAGAACCAGTAGTTCCACCAATCACTGTACCGGAAGTACCAGACAAGTAGATACGGTTAGCAGAACCCTTTCCGATCTCCAAACCAGCAGCTTCGACCGCCTTATCACCCAAGTGGCAAATCACTTGTAACGATGAATCGGCTGCGGTATTCAGCCAGAACTCAATCGTCAGCTTGTCGTGAACCAGTATGTTGTCCATCGCAGCATCAATGACTGATGACGAACCAAATTGCAAACTGGCGGTGCCATATTTCTTTGTGGTAGTCGACAATTTCGTACCTGTTGAGACTGGAATGGTCTTCATCGACGAATCAACGATAGTACCAGAGTTACCAGTGAGCAACAATGTGGTTTCGCTAGTGGCTACGACTGGTTCTGTTGGTACCGGGAAACCAACACGATATTTGACAGCGCGTGTTACGGCGGCGCCACTGATCATACCAAAGAATCCGTTCGTCGCTCCACCGCTGTTCCAACGACCAATGTTGAAGAAGCCTGTACCAGTCGTATTGGTTGACAGAGTCGATGTCCCTGTTGCTGTTTGACGAACGCCATTGACGAACAACGACATCACACCAGCCTCAGAAACTACCGCAACGTGCGTCCATTGATTCAACGGAATGACTGTGTCACCAGTCAAGTTGCGAGCAGCGCCATCATACCAGTAGAACTGCAACAGTCCTGCGTTGGTGGGACCAAACGCCATCGCAGCCGTGGTAGACGAATGGTGCATGTCACCCATCATAACTGGCTGTGCGCCAGTATGGCGTTGGGTTTGGTACATCCATGCCTCGATCGTGAACGACGATCCAGCTTGTATCAAGTTTGATCCAAAGATAGAGGCCATAGTAGATGCGCCAGTCACAGCATAGCTAGAACCGTCGAACAGGAAGCTACCATTGTTCTGCAAACCATAACCGAATGGTGAGTTGAACTTAGAAGGGCGCAAGTTACCAGTGACTGTCAACGCGGTGTTGTTTGCGCTATAGTCACCATTTTTGTGACCAACGCAGGTCAACATCTTGGTATTTGCCACTTCAGACAAAGGTGATGTGGGTACGGTAAAGCCAGCAGTGTAAAGTGCGGTTCCATTCACAACTCGGAAATTGGAAATGTGCCCAGTAAAAAAGTATCTGGCGGAGCCGGAATACTTGTCCAATATACCCAAAGCTGGAACCGCGTTTGCTGAACCTATCGGTGCTCCGTATGTGGTTGAGTATTTCTCAACGCCATCAACAAACACTTTGACTGTCGTACCAGATCGCGTCACTGCGAAGTGCTGCCATTTTCTTGGGGAAAAGATATCTGATGCAAACCCCAGTTGCGACGAACCAAGACGCAGGGCGCCTGGCGTCAACGCCAACCCGCCCATCAAAGAACTGCTGTCGTCATAATTCCATCCGTTGTTATTTGCTGAGCTCAACGTGAAGATGTTACCAGCTACCGTCGGCATCATCACCCAACCTTCAATAGTGAAGTCACCGCTAAACAAGAAGTTCGAACTCTTTGCCATCTGAACGTAGCTCGACCCGTTGAAGTAGGTGCTCCAAGCTCCAGGTTGAGCTGCGTCATAAGGAGTATTACCAATCCGTTTGACGTTGTTGACTGCGGTTACTGGGAATTTATTCGAACTACCATCGCCCAAATAGCCGTTGTTCAGCATCAAGGAAGTACCCGAAACTTCAGTGAGTTTAGAAGTTGGTGGATTGAACCTACCAGTGTATACCGCGGTTCCCTTCACAACTCGCAAATCGCTGATAATACCGTTCAACGGGTACGCATTGGTTGAATAACCATAGCCACCAATGAGTGGGCGGTTTGCTGGGATGATGTAATTATTGTTGTCAGTGTACGGCGACCCCGAAACTTCACCATTGACGTACATCGTGGTAACTCCGGAAACTCTAGATAATGCGATATGATGCCAAGTTTGCACCGTTATTGGCGAACTGACGATTCGATTACCCACGCCACCAACTTGCAAGTTGATACGAGCGGACGTATCCATCCAAATGTCAGGAGCAGTAACGTATGAGCCAGACGCTTGTGAACTGTACAACTGCTGGTTGGAGATCGCGTATGGGAAATACCACATTTCAATTGTGAAGTCACCTGTACCGAAAGCAAAGTTCGTTTGCCCACCCAATTGCAAGTAACTTCCTGCTGAACCGGTGAACACGATCGAGCTACCGTTCACTGGCGTCGCGTCATCGTTTGACGGTACGGGAACTCCATAAATTGTTGGGATGTGCAGATTGGTACTCTTATCAAACACGCTGCCATCTTGGCACGCCAACAACGACGTACTGGCCGATGCGGTGGGTTTTTCCGTTGGTGGAACAAAGGTTGAACTGTACAGACCTGTGCCTTTGGTGATTCGAAGATCTTGGATTATGCCGTTGAAGTCGTTAAATGCCGCACCGCCGTTTGTCCAGTAGCCAAGAGTAGTAGCATAGCCGTTATCGTAAATAGCGGCGGCGCCGACGTTGAATGTCTGCTTCAACTGCCCGTTGATGAACGCGAATATGTTCGTACCAACTCGTGACAACGCAACGTGATGCCACGAATTCAATGTGAACGCACCGATTGTCGCGCCGCCAACCATGTCATAGTTGGCGCCGTTTGACGAACACCAGAACGCCAAGCTGTTATTTGACATTCCTAGAATGTAACCAGGGACACCACCTCCACGGCAGATGACCGAAGCATTGGCTGCACTGGTTTTCTGATACATCCAGAACTCGATGGTGAAGTCCCCACTACCAAAGTTCAAACTAGAATGGTTTGGATATTCCACCTTGTTTGTGCTGGTGATATGAACACCTTTGGATGGCGCGCCTGCATTGTACGGATTCACCGGTGTGAATGGGCTCATTGGTGATACGGCCGGAGCGCCAGTAACACCCAGGGCGGTATTCGACGCCATATCCCAGAATGCTGAGTTGGTAGCTGCCAACAACTTCGTACCCGTTACTTGAGTCAACGGTGCAGTTGGTGGGACCAACGATTCACCAGTGTAGACGTAGTTGGCGTCTTGTACGATGCGAACGTTGCTGATGTGACCGTTCACATAGTTTGAGGCGTAACCATTTCCACCAATAGACAACGCGGTAGTGGATGCGCCACTACCAGAAGATACTGAGTTGAAGTTAAAAGTCTTGGTTTCTTTGACACCGTTGATGAAGAACACCACTTCGTTGGTCGTTGATGGGGTAGTAACGTCAACTTGGACTACAACGTGGTTCCATTGTCCTGATTGAATAGTGCCCGTACTTTGAATGGTCCCGTTAGGGGTCGTACTGTAAATCGCCACATTTGCTGGGCCAGTAGTTGCACCAGCCACCAAGCTGATCCCAACTTGTGATGCGGCACCTGATGCGTCCATGTTAGACAACACCGAATGAGCACCACCATTAGCCAGCGAGAAAGTCTTAGGGAACACCCAGAATTCGAACGTCGTTTTCTTACCGTGGTAGTTGAACGACAACGTTGAGGTTGGTACTGTAACTGAACTCGAACCGTTGAACGAATAGCTACCGCCGGTAGAACTGAACGGAGTTACCGAACCTTGCGACAAAGAAGTCGAACTGGTGATGGGGAAATTGTTTGTTCCTTGATCGACCGTCACGGTGTTCGCGTTCGTCGCCAAGTATGACGAGATTGAACTGGTTTCGCCAGTCAAAATCATCGCTGTTCTATTGAAAAAGGCATCCACCGCCGCCGCAACTGATGAAGCTGCAAACAGAGTAGATACAATGCCTCCTGGAATCATATGAATTCTCCTAAAAGGGGGACCACGTCCACTCAGATTTATTAAGCAATAGCCAAGTTACCAGAGATGAAGATCATCGTAGGCGACACAACGTAATACGAGATCAAATCAACTGCATTAGGTGCAGTCGACAACGTAGGCTTGACTCCACCAGCTGCCTTGAAATATGTACCCCAAGCAACAGTTCGGCTACCAGTAGCATCTTGCGAAATTGCAATGATACCTGATTGACCCGGTGTAATGGTGCCAGTAGGGTTAGCTACCGTCGCATTACCAGTCAGTGACAACGAGAAGTTGTTGCTCGCATCAAAGTTAGGCGTAACGGTCGCGCCGTAAGTAAGGGCAGACACGCTACCACGTTGAGCCGCAGTCCAAGTGTTGTTGGCACTAACGGAAGCACCAGCAGCCGAAACAGTTGCCCAAGTACCGTCGCCGCGCAGGTATGTAGTGGAATCAGCAGTACCAGTGCCCAGACGTGCAGTACCAACGGTACCAGACGAGATGTTTGAAGCATTCAAACCTGTAATGCCGGAACCTTCGCCAGTCAAGTGAGTTGCAAAGAACGTGTCTGTGGTGTGGTCCCATGTAAAGTTCACAGACGATCCGAACGCGCCACCCAAGTTATATTGGATTTGACCAGTGGAACCGTTTGCGGCCAGGCGGGCGTTCGCAACGGTACCAGACGAGATGTTGGAACCATTCAACGAGGTAAGCGAGGCACCAGAACCAGAGAATGATGTACCTGTTACAGCACCGTTGAGCGTAATTGCAGAGCTGGTAACCGTAAAGTTTGTTGCTGTGGTAGCAGAGCGCGTAACAGTCAACCAAGGCGTAGAAGCACTACCAGCGTCATTCACGAACTCGCCAATGAAATTACCAGACGAGCTCACATGCAAAAGTGCAATCTTGCTGTCAGTTGTACCAGCCATATTGGTAAATGTTACCCATGGTTCTGTCGCACCAGCAACGCCAGCATAAACACCAGTGGTTGCATTATATGCACCAAACGTGGATGTGCCAACTAGACTATTGCTATTGCCACCGCCACCAATTGCTGTCCAGGTAGCGCCATCGTAAACGTAAATGCCGTCGCCGGTTTTGTAGAACAACTCACCGAGGTTGTTCCCGGAAACTGGAAGCGTACTGCCAGATTCAATGGTGAAGTTTGTCGCCGAAGACGAATCGAGAAGCTGAATGCCGTCGAAAAGCATGTGGGGTCCCCTTGTTAGAAATCACAAGTCCTATTTATGAAACCTGGACCCGCGCGGCTCGGATACGAGCCATCTTCTCAGCTTGGCGCCGGGGGTGACCGGAGCATTCGTTTTTGCAAGAACGCAGCGCATACCACCCGAGGGACCACGTGGTCCCTCGGGCATTTCTGGTAAATCCGGCTTACGGGTTACTTGGCTTTGATCGCTCGATAGATCGTTTTGCCTTTAGCCGTCAGCTTCTGTTCATGATCGCTGAACTTCTTATGCCACCTGCCGAACTCTTCCCAGAGTTCGTCTTCTTCAGCTTTGTTCGCAGGTTCGAAGACATTGTCACCATGGTAAAAGCTAGGACCGCAATACGGGTGAAAGCTCACCCAGATGTATTTGTTGCCAACATGGAGTCGCCCACCCGGGTCCACTGAGACGCTGCTGCCGTTTGGGTAGCAGTACACATCAATGAACAGACTCATTTAGCATCCTTGTGCTGTAGGATGTCAAGGGCAAAGTCTTGAGGCTTGGCGCGATCAAGCTGCACCATGTACTGATGCATCTTGACCAGGTCAGACAGCAGCTTAACGCGCATCTTCAACCTTCACCCACACTTCGTCTGCTTCAAAGCCGGCCCATACGCCGCCGACATTATTTGCTTGCTGCTTCACGGATTTGTACGGCACAGCCTTATCGCCGCGAGTCTTTTGTCGATCCATCAACGTAGAGAACCGATTCCAAAACTCGATACCGACAACACGGAACTTCTTCTGCTGTGCCAACCCTACGAACTTAGCACGCTTCTTCTTGGACGAGTTTACCACATCCACGAACACGGTGCCGTTGGCGGCCTTGACCCTGTCAAGTTCCTTGTTGATGATCTCGTTCGCGAACCTGTTGAACTCAGCTTCATGCTCGTTCGCGAACGCCCAAGCCTTGTCATAGTGCTCAACAGGATCAGCGCCTTCCGGCATCATAGAGCTCATAAATGGTTGGTTCTTAGCCATCCAAAAATGGAGCTTGTATGTGTCGTACGAGATCACCGCGTCAGTGGCCTTATTGAAGCGCTCACGCGTCCACGTGCTCTTACCAGAACCTGACGGTCCTACCAAGATGAACATGGTCTGCCCTTCGCTTTGTGTAATAGGCGTCGTGTTCACGGTCAAAAACTCAGCGATCCAGTCCTCAACTGCTTGCAACTTTTCCGCATGCCCGTCGCTGATACGACCAGCCGCGTCTGAACGCAAACAATCGAAGAACAACGAATACGAAGCACCAGCCTCAGCCAATGCCATCTTTGTAGCGATAGCCAATCCTTGGCGTTTCTGCTTGTCCTTGTACCCGTATGGCAAGTGGTGCTCAATGATCCAACGCACAGCGCGGGCCGCGTAAGTTGGCAACAACTGACGCAACTCTGGCATTTGCAAGTAGCACTCTTGGAAGGTGACTGCCGAATTTTGCTCGTGCCCAGCGTACCGTCGGTACGTCGCACCAGAGCCGTCTTTCTTCTCGAGTACTTCCTCAGCCTCTGGCTTACCTGTGTCGTGGAACAACAGCGCCGTCAAGGCGATGACATTCTCGACCTCTGTATGGGAATCCATGAAGCGGTCACGATACTGTTGCATCACCATTTCGGTGTGAACGGCAACGTTCTCTTCACGGTGCCACTGTGAGTTCTCCACAGTGGCTTGCATGGTTTGCCAATGGCTAGTTTGCTTGAACTGAGCCAAGAACTGATCGAATTTTTGAACGGTACACATTCATACAGTGTACCACCCTAGTCGCTCTCCCGAGCGAAAGTTTCTGGATCAGGTTACATTGTCCAGAAGATCGTCAATCGCCGCTTGCTCAGTGCTCCCGAATCCGACTGGGTCGCCAGGTTCAGCACCGTCAAATTGAGCGCACCAGTCGTATTCGTCAGAAGGAACTGGCTTCTCACGGAAGGACGTCATGATCTTTTGAGTCATTGTTCAATAAAGATTGGCGAGACTGGCGACAACAGTGCGACAGACACTGCCGACTGGTAGAACGAACCAAGTGAGCTCTCAGCGGATTTCAGCGCCGAATCGAAGAGACTCCAGATGGCAAGAACTCGCTCCATCTTGTCGACCTCCATTGGGCCTGGAGCAGCGAGAACTCGTGTCAGCGCAATGAGTTGGCTGTGCGTGGCGTTCACCATGCGCTCTTTGAGGAAGTCATCTGCGAGCAGATCAACGTAGATCACCCACGCCTCTGAAATGGCGAAGGCTTCACGTGCGAGTGGATTTCGAGATTTCGCGCAGACGTCTCGAATCACCTTGGCGTTTTCAAGAGAAAGCTCGACAAAGAACCGCGGTTCCGCACGTGTGGTGATCTTCATTTGTCAGTCCTTCCGGAAACGACGGAGCATGCGTAGTTGAAGAAACAAACCATCGTGCCTGCTCCGAGCCAAATGGTTGCGGCCATTACGACCTTGGAAATCTCTACTGCTTCGAACATAGTGTACTCCGATTCATTGTTTGCGTGTTGGTGAACCAGATCAGAAGTGTGGGTTTTGGGTGTAGTGGTGACCGCGGACGAGGCTCCACGTTCCACCTTCCATGCGCCAGCCGCCGGTTTGCTTGTAGCGGCGGAAGCGCTTGCCTTCATCCGTCACGACGGTGAGCTTGTCAGTCACATGAACAATCTTGCCACAAGGGTAGCAGTCACCGTTGAAGGCGTAGGAGACTTCGTCGCCAACCTTCGGGACACGGGTGATGTCGTGCTTCGGGCTTCCGGATTCGATGGTCGCAATGTACTGAGTGCCGTAAAACTTGGTGGCTTGTTCGGCCAGCTGTTCTACGTGCGAGAATGGCTTAGTGTGCCAGTCCCAACGATCTTCTGCACGATCATAATCCAGCGCTTTGCCGTCCTGGATAATGGGCTTCATTTCGGGGGTTCCGTTGAACGGGCATTCATCAGTGAAGGCTACGAACGTATTACCTTTGAAGAGTGCGTACATTTTGGAACCTCGTTTCGTTGCGTTAGGTGCATTATAGGACATCCTCGGGTTAACGACAAACGAATCTGTAACGATCGCCGAACACCGTTACAGATTCCAGGATGCCGTATAAGAAGCACCGAGAGGCTAACGAGTGACCCGACCCAGGCAATGGATGCGGTCACGAAGCAGTACGTGGACCAAGCCGTCGAAAGCGGTGTAGGTGGTGCTGCGCAAGGTGGTCTGTTCTTTACTGACGCAACTCCAACGAGCACAGGTATCGTTGGCAGTAAGACGTACGTATCGAATACCGTCCCTGCAAATGCCGTTATCACCGAGGCAACAACCGATACCAACAACGTCACTGTGACTTTGTATGCTTGACATCACGGAGACCGCATAATGAGCGCTTTTGAGGACTTTGTCCAGCAAGAACTCCCTAAGCGCTTCTGCTCTAAAAACAAGGGACCAATTGGTCCCTTGTTTCATTTCTGTCGAAGCTCTTCAAAGTATCGATCAGATCGGCGCCGTCGCGCTTTTGGCAATGTACTCACTCACAATACAATCTGCATTAGCGCTTTGCCATGCCATCTACCCAACATAGGACTCTCCGATGCAAGGGACTGGCGGTGTGTGATTCGAGTCGGCATAGAGCTTTGTCCCAATGGGTAAGGCCCACACTTTGGTTGGGTCGATACAGCTCTTCGTCCCCTCATGGAAGTGCCCGCCACTCCAGTAGTCAGGTTCTTTCTCCACGACCAAGACCAAGACCGGCTGGATCTGCTGTGCCTTAGCAACTGCCCTATGAAGCTGAGGCATCACCTTGGCATCTTGCGCAGGCGCGGGGGCTGTGGTGGCGGCGATCATGGCGGACACAGAGTCCATCGTGTCCATGTCGGTTTGTGCCCACCCTTCATCCGACGTGAACGCTCCAAGGCTTTGCTCGACACGTTCCAGCAACCAGATGGGCACGATGCGCATGTCTTGCGGCACAGCAGTCGCGTTGTTGTGTTCGTTTGATGTGGTCATGTTCTCTCCTTTTGAGATTGTCGCTGTCGCACACGTCGTTCATCCGGTCAATGAACGCAAACACACAGTCGATTATTGCTTCTTTGGAGTCTTGAAAAGCTTGAGAATCAGTCATGGTAAACGGCGGAACCGAGATCGATGTCAGTGAACTCTTTTTCACCGTACACACCGTCGATGTAGACGACCATCTTACTGGAGTAGGAGTAGTACCCGTTAATACTTTCTTCGACACACAACTCCGCATTGTGCTTGTTCAGCAGCGCTTGGAGGTCTGCTCGGAATTCAGCTTCAACTTGGGCGGCGGTTTTCACGTCCCACAATCCTCGCCGTGAACTTTCTTGCATGGGCCTTTACACGACGCTGGCAAGCAGGACTTCTTGAAAGCCTCATCACCGCGAGCGTATGAGTCACGCCATTCGACTCCTGGTGAATAGAACCGAATCCGGAGGTTGTGCACCAAGTAATGGTCCATCCACTCTGCAGGGCGGTACTCGATGCATTGCACACCGCGATCGTAGAACCCACGTGTAATCGTGAACAGCTTCGGTCCGGTGCCGTCCAACAGGTCTACCTCGAAATCCATGGCTGGTCCGAGGTGAGTGCCGAACTTGGCAGGTTGGCTGATCACGTAGTACAGGTACGGCGTTTCAGGGTCAACGCTCTTGATGAAATCACGGATGGTAAAGCGTGGGCTCATACACTGGACTCCTTTGACTCTTCGGGCGTCTTTCCGCCTGGCAGACAAACCCAGACGGTCAGGCAAGGAATGAAATTGATACAGAAACGCTTGTTGTACGGCGAGTAATGCACACCCAACCACACAGCACCCAACTGGAATTTGAAGCCGAATCGCATTTCAATCCTTTCGTGGTGGACCACCACGGTGTTGCTTGGACCATTCATAGTCATGGCCGTCTGGGGTCTTTCCGTTTTCCACGGAGTTCACACCAGGCTTGCCAACATTGTCAGCCAATTCGGTGTTGATTACCACGTGCGAACACTTTGCGTCTTTGCGCTTTTCAGCCGCAAAATTCAAAGCTTCAGACAATTGGGTGTCGTTGAATTCCTTGAACTGCGCAGCTCGGTCAACGAAAGGCGCCAAGCCGCTGTCTTCAATCCAAGTCTCAATCCACAAAACGGCGATGCTCATACACGCTTCTTTCGAGAGTAGTGCACCAACATCACAATCCAAAGAGTGTTTGCAGCGGTGATGCACAGGCCAGCATAGAAGCTGTACCACTGATCAAGGTGCGGATAGTAGAACACGTTCCACACGCCCCACAGGAAGAAGAACGCGGTGCTGAGCAAACTCACACCCGCAACTTGCTTCGCCTTGAACAGCACACGACAATGGTTCAAGATGAACACAGCTCCTACCAATTCGAAGAGCCCGTTAATTTGGTCTGGGGTTAAACTCATAAGTTCCATTATGTCACACCCCGCCCATTTCGTGTGCGCAGTTTCAGGTCACCGAAGAACCGACCAAGCCGTGCTGGCGGAGAATCTTGCGACCTGCGGTCTGACGAGAAGAGTAGTGCATACCATGTGGGCTCATGTCGCGGCCCTTCGGCTTCACGTACGCGTAGTCATTCACCCAAGTTGGGTGGCCGATTTTTGCGCGTTCGTCTCCAGTCATGGCACGCCAATTCTCATAGCCCACCGCCATCGGGCGCTCGTAAACCAGGCGAGCAGGTGGGGTCACAGCCAAAGTGTACACGTACCACACTCCATCTTCGAGATAGAGGTGGTGGTTCTTGTCGTGTACACGAAAAACTTCAGCCTCTTCGCGAGCGCGCTTTTCCTTGTACACAGCACTGCCGTAGCCAACGCGCTTCTTGCGGTTGGTTTTGCAGAGGATGCCGGTTTCAGGATGCACGTAGAAGATGTCACGGTAGTGTTCATCGATCGGACGATAGCCATCCCAACGATTCAGAATGCAGACCTTACCTTCGTGCATGACTGCGTTGAGTTCAACGAAGTCGCGCAGCACGTGAATGTGCACGTGATAGTGCATCCACGAACGCTTGTCGTGATTCCTACAGATTTCGCTGTAGACATCGTCCCACTTCTTGCCGACGCGAGAAGTGAGAAAACGTTCGAGAGGCGACAGGTGGTCGCCAAAAGACTTACGGGCGCCGCCAGCAACACGGCGAACCTTCATCATCGATTCTTTGCCGCCAGAGAACTCGTCGTCGAAGACGTCGTTGCCCTTGCAGTTGCGGTGCTTACCGAACTTCTCCCCGCCGCGGCGTGGATCCTCGGTGAGGACCTTGTGCATATCCTTGCGCATGTTTTGCTCCTTCAGTTAAACTACACATGTGTGTAGAAAACAACTGGGAGCGAATGAAAGCGAAGACCATGATGGGTTTCCTAGATTGATGTTGTTGCTAATTCTATGCTGATCCTATCAAAGGATTGGCTTTGATTTCAGGTTCTTCGCTTTCATTGAAGCGGACTTCTTTGCCTTGACTTCAGGTCTGTTGGAACACTCTTTCATTTTGACGAAGCGAGCCTCGCGCTCCTCAGGAGTTTCAGCGGCTAGACGAGCTAGCATTGACGCTCTCTTTTTAGCGCTGACTTCTTCCTTGCTCATTCGTTCCTTATGAGCAAGCCTATTTACTTCATCTGAATAGTGTTGGCGTAGGCCGTTGCTAAGATTCGCCTTCTGTTCTTCAGTTCGCTTCTTACCAATCCGCTTTGCAACTTGTTGTGCAACCACCTCTGGATCATGTTTCTTTCCACGCATTCCAGTCATGCGGCCAGAATCCCATGCCTCTTTCATTGAAGCAGACATCTTCTGTCGAGTTTCTTCTTTTGCCTTACTACCAGGGTAGTTCCCAGTTCCACCAGTGCGAAGGTTCATACAAAGAGGATCTTTCAAGGTGTCGGGATTTACCAGTTCTTCCTCCCGTAAAGCAAGGCGCTCACGATCGGGGTGGTGCTCCAAGACCTCGCATCTGTGTTGTTCCCTGCCGTACTTCTTGATTGATTTCCAAAGCACTTGCCCAGATCCAAGGTACCCATCATCAAGATCGTTCGTCGAATGCATCCCAATGTAGTACCTACCCGTGACCAGACAGGTCGTCTTGTAGATGATGTGGTACTTGCGGCGTGAAGCGCGAACAGGTTCAGACATACGAAAATAGGGCTGTGGTTCAGACAGCCCTATTAGCGTTACGGCAGTTTTGTTCCTACAAAATACTGAATGGGACGTAGTCCCCAGTGTCGTCCATGCCAGCTTCAGGGTCAACATACTCGTTGACCTTCTGGAAGGCTTCTTCATTGTACTCGGAAAGACGCTTGAGCAAGCGCATGATACCGAGCGTGGCCATAACCGAGTCGTCAGTCGTGCCTGCTTTCGCTTCGTACCCATTGCCCTTGGAGACAAAGTGCTTGAGCTCGAAGATCAGGTCCTCAGACTTGATGTTGATACCGTTGGTAATTTTCTCTACGAGGTTCTTGAGTTGCAGAGCAGCAAGAACCTTCTGTCGACCAGTAGTGAACACCCCGAATTTTGCTGGGTGATCGGACACGAGCTCAGCCGTTTCGATTTGATGCTCATCGTTGTAGTACAGCGCAGATACCGCTTCACCAATACCATTTCGCTCGAACGTCCAAAGTACTTCCGCGCGCCCGTTACCCTTATGCTCTGTTAGCTTTCTGAGCAACCAAGTTAGCTTAGCGTAGATCAGCGGAATGTTGACGTCATTCGATCGATACTCAGCGATCTGATTCAGGCCTGGGAAGTCGAAGACTTCGATGGACGTAAAGTCGCGACCACTACCGGTTGCTGGGTCCATTGACACCATGTAGATCTTATTGCGACCACCAAGCTCTTCTTCAGGAACCCAGAACTTAAAGCCCAGAGATTCGAAGACCGGCTTCTCATAACGGAGTTGAGCAAGACGGTGAGCGTTCACGAGCAACGCGTCAGATGACAGGAACTCGCAGTCAAGTTCTTGCTTGGCCTTGATCGGGCCAAGCTTACTGGCCATATCATCGTACCATGCTTTGTTTCGTTCTGGGTGACGCCACCACAAGAACTCGAGCGGCTTGAACGTATTCTGCTTGCTCTTGGCTGCGAACCACAGACGAGCGAACAGGTCTGAGTCGCCGTTTGGTGTTGAGGTGATGATGAACTTACCGCCTGTACCAAGAGCTGGCGTCAGCGATGCCCACATTTCTTCTTGAATGCGGCGTGAGATGAACGCAATTTCGTCCAGGAAGATGATGGAAGGTGAGCTACCACGACCGGTCTTTTCAGACGTCGCTTCACAAATGATCTTCGATCCGTTGTCAAACTCAATCGATGTTCGGTTGTAGAACTTACAGCCGGCCTTCAACCAATGCGGCAGTTCTTCGTAAGCGAACTTGATACGAGACTGAATTTCAACGGCGTGTGCCATAGCCTTCGAGGCGATAACACAACGCTTGTCTTGATTGAACAACGCGAACCACAGGATGTACATGGCCGCAACGGTGGTCTTACCCATCTGACGAGAGCACAAGAGCATCGTGTCCTTGTTCTCGTGAATGGCGTTCACCATCTCAATCTGATAATCGTAGAGTTCGAACGGAACGGAACCATGAACTGGGTGCGTGATTCGAACGTACTTCGTAAGGAAGTAGATTGGGTCAGCGGCGCAGCGCTTCAACTCCATAACGGAGTCAGGAGTGTACTCACTCGATTCATGAGCACGCTTTAGGTTTGGGTTTTTAGCCATCAGTCTTCGACGAATTTACGAACGATCTCGACAGTCCGTGGGTGTGTCAACACCTCGAAATGATTCGCTTTGATTTCCACTTTCTTGCCGTAAGACAACGCCCGTTGGCTCGCCACCGTGACAATACTGTCACAGGGCTCTAAAGAAAATGGCAATGATCCGGCGGTAGTAATCACGGAGAGAACGTGGCATGGCGCTTGCTCTTTGGCAAAGCGCAGAATTGCCGGACTCCCTGGAGTCAGATCATGAAGGATTGGTAGACCATGAAGCCACCACCGCCACCAGTGAGCGAACTTTGACCCACCCATTGGGGCAGACAGGGTGACAACCTTTTGGATGTCATACGTCTTCTCGAGGGCAATCAGCATCGCTATTACCCCACCAAGAGAATGTCCTACAAGAGTCAACGGCTCCGACTTAGGCAGTTGTTTGACTACCTGGTTCACCGATTCATTCAGATGCTGATACGATCGGTAGTTGATTTTCGGAGTGCCACCGAGTTCGCTCGCCAAATAGGAGAACGAATTGTGGCTCGAGTTGAGTCCGTGGATATAGCACAAGGTGGAGCTCATATCGTATTTACCTCCACCGGCCGATCAACCCGTCAGGATTGTTCGTATTCTGTGACGATTGCGTTGATTCGTTGAAACAGGGTGCCCTCGGCGATGCCCGCGGCAAGGAGTTTAGAGTCCTTACCACCGTACTTCTCCGCTTGCTTGTGCACCATCTGGTGCAACACCTTCATGGCTTTCATGATTTCTGCCGCAGTATGCGGCTTGCCATTGCCCTTGTTTGGCAGATCATCGAGCTTGTTGAACTCAATTTCTGCTGGAGCAAAATCAGATGGAGAACCCATATCAATCCTTAAGATGCTGCGTTAGGGAACGACTTACCAGTTCCCCAAATTATTCGAACTGCGCCAGCGCCACCGGACCCGTTTGCGCCACCGCCACCGCCATAAGCACCGCCGCTGCCACCAACAGAACTGGAACCGTTACTACCGCCTGAACCGCCCTTACCAGCGCCAGAACCAGTGACACCGTTCGCACCAGTCGCGCCTTCACCAAGCAATCCAACACCGCCACCTGCGTATGACGTAGCACCGGAACCGCCAGCACCGCCAGAGCCTGCGGTCGCGCCAGAACCACCAGTACCAGAATAACCACCAGCACCACCGCCACGTGATGATGCGCCAGCGCCTCCTGCGCCACCAGATCCAGCTTTGACTACTCCGCCTGGGGCGAGGTTGTTTATTGTTCTCAGTGCTCCACCAGCGCATACCGTGGAGGCATTTATGAAATATGAGTCACCGCCGGAAGTTCCGGATGGGTTACTCTTCAGGTTAGGACCGCCAGCGCCAACCACAACCGTGTACGTCTGACCTGGAGTAACTGTGATGTTGTTAGCATACGCCAAAGCGCCACCAGCGCCGGCGCTACCGTTGTTTTGTCCACCGCCGCCACCACCAACACAGACAACACAAACGCTTGTGACGCCTTCAGGACATACCCAAGAGTATGTGCCAGGTGACACGTACTGCGCACTTCCTGCCACAGGTGTCGTATCCGCGTATGTAAAGATGATCACGCTCATGCTGTCAACGTTCCCTTAAGGGTGATGCCGATATTCGCTAGCGTCGCGTCTTGCGAGCCTGGTGCAACAATCTGCAGCATGTCACCAGCCGCAAATGTTTGTGACGAGCTGAAAGTAAACGACCCGGTGCTGCTGGCCGCAAACGCAATAGTTCCGATCGACGAACCATTCTTGTTGATGGTAAACGTGGCGGTGCCTGTTGAAGACGTAGATGCTTTCGCCGAAGATCCAGATAATCCTGCTGGCAGCGAGAACGCGTTAACGACAATGAACGTCAAAACATAAGCCGATGCCGCTGGCTTGCCAGTGATTGACAACGCCAGATCATACTTTGCGTCGTAGTGCGTGGTCCAAGCCCCATCGCCGCGCAAGTATGTGCTTGATGTCGGTGTACCAGAACCAAGACGTGCGACGGCGACAGTGCCAGTCGCGATGTTGGAACCATTCAAGTTAGTCAGAGATGCGCCGTTGCCGCTGAATGACGAAGCAGACAGAGCACCAGTGCTATCATTGAACGTCAGCGTTGAAGCGCCAACAAAAGCGCCGTTCTTGTTGTATTGGACGTGTGTTGTGCTGCCAGCTGCTGCAGAGATTGTTGATGGATTTGTCCATGCAACATCCGTGCCGTTGGTCGTAAGAACGAAACCGTTATTCGATGTTTGAGCAGGGAGAATGTTGTTGCGCGCTGCTTGAGCACTGCTTGCACCAGTACCACCGTTGGCAATTGCCAACGTTCCACCAGCAGTAAGCGTTCCGCTGTCAGTGATTGGACCACCGGAGAAGGTAAGACCCGTAGCACCACCGCTTACGTTTACAGACGTGACGCTACCGGCAGAGGATGTTGTCCATGAAGCGGAGGTACCGTTCGTCGTAAGGATCTTGCCAGAGTTACCAGTTTGCGCAGGGAGCAGGTTGTTGAGCGCACCATTCTGCGTGTTTGCACCAGTACCGCCGTACGTGACGCCAAGCACGCCAGACAACGTGATCGTGCCAGACGATGTAATTGGGCCGCCAGAGAAGGACATGCCTGTCGAACCACCACTGATGTCGACAGAAGTAACTGATCCAGAGCCTGAACCGCCGGATTCAGACCAGTACACAGAGGCACCATCGGTTGCAAGAACTTTGCCAGTGTTGCCGGTCTGAGGAGGCAAAAGATTCGTGACCGCTTGCGATGCGGTCGTCGCGCCAGTACCGCCGTTGGTGAGCGCCAACGTACCTGAAAGAGTCAGTGCGCCGCTAGTAGTGATAGGACCGCCGCCGAATGACAAGCCCGTTGTGCCGCCGCTTGCGCTAACTGACGTGACTGAACCAGCACCTGTGTCTGACCAATATGCTGCCGTACCGTTTGTTGTAAGGATCTTGCCAGTGTTGCCAGACTGAGCAGGCAAAAGGTTCGTGATCGCTGCGCTGGCAGTTGTTGCGCCAGTACCACCGTGTTGAACCGCCAACGAGCCGCCGACAGTGAACGTTCCACTCTGCGTGATCGGTCCATCTGAGAAAGTGAGACCTGTATCAGCACCATCAATTCCAACTGAAGTAACCGTGCCACCGCCAGCTGGAGTTTCCCAAGAAACTGTCGAGCCATCGGTTTTAAGGAACTTGCCAGCGTTGCTTGTTTGAAGAGGGAATACATCACCCCAAGAAACCGCAGTGCCGTTTGTTGTGAGAAACTTTCCAGAAACTTGAGCAGGCAAAAGATTCGTGATTGCGCCGCTTGCGGAAGCCGCGCCTGTACCGCCGTGTTGAACAGCCAACGTGCCAGTCAGGGAGATCTGACCAGTGGTATTGATCTTAGTGCGACCAGTCTGTGGCGGGCTCATTTCATCGCCACCATTGATTGTCAGACCGACTGTAGGATCGTTGTAGATTTGAATTTCGGTTACGGTGCCGCTGACGTTCTGCCAAGACGGCGGAACACCATCACCATTTGATGTGAGCACATAACCAGACGAACCAGCGGCAAGATTGGTAAGCGTACCATCGCCAACAGTTACCGGAACACGACCTTCTACACCGTCGTTAACAGCAACAGTAGAGTTGAATTCGCTACCTTGCAACGCAAGTCCGGTGCCTGCGGTGTAAGCCGAGCCAGGAAGAACTTGCCACGACAATGAATCACCGTCGGTAATCAGTGCGGCGCCCTGATTGCCAGTTTGGTCAGGCAGAATGTTTGCAACAATTCCAGCAACTGACGTTGCACCCGTGCCGCCGTGTTCAACAGTGAGAACACCATCAGCAATAAGGTCACCTTCAGTTGTAATTGGCCCACCACCAAACGACAGACCAGTTGTTCCGCCAATGATGTTGACTGATGTGACTGTACCACCGGAGACTTGAGCTGGTTCCCACGTAGGCAACCCAATTGTGTTCGAGGTGAGTACCAAGTCGGCGCCAGCTGGGGCAGGAACTCCAAGGAACCCGCCAGAGCCATCACCTACTTGTACGAGAGAAACACCTATACCGTCGCTATTGGCGCCGCCGGATCCACCTGATCCGCCAACCGGAACCCACTGTGTTCCGGTGTAGACGTGAAGACCATGATCTATCTTGTAGAAGAGTTCACCACCGTTAAGGTTGTCGGCTGGAAAATCACTATCGGATTCAACCGTCAAATTGGCAACGACAGAAGTGCCGGTAAGTTCAATACCGTCGAAAAGCATAGATGGATCCTCGTTAGATCTCTTATTTATCCACTTACGTCAGTGTACTTACTTCAGGTTTTCCATCTTGTACTTGATGCGTGCAATTTCTGCTTGAAGCTCTTCGTACTTGTTGATGAGCATGCCTTCATTTGGCAATGAAGACTTCAGGTCGGCAAGGACTGCTTGTAACTGCTGAATGAATTCAACGGCATCTTGCTCACTGAAGTGATTTGGATCAGACTGTGCTGGGCTCACCGTTTCGCCAGACATGCCCATGTAGATCTCAGCAAGATCATCGGCAAAGTCCGTCAACTTCTCATACAGCTCGCCAAGGGCCAAGTGCAACGAAAATGATTTCACGCGCCAGTGGTGGACGTGGGCGCAACGCTGCGCCATGAGAAGGTTTCGTAGGATGTTGTTCATTTCAACCCTTGGTTCCCTGAGTTTGCCCAGAAATCGTCTGGGGTTGGTCAACGCCCATAGTCAAACCAAGCACGCCAAAGTCTACGCGCGCTGCCTTACCTGATTTGGGAGAGCTTCATTACTCAGCGCGTTCCATGAACGTCAGAATGGCGACCTTACCATGCTGGTGGAAGTTTGGACGATGATCAGGGTCGCGAAGATCGTAAACGATCTGGATCTTGACAATGCCATGACGCTCGCTAATCAAGTCGTAATCTTGCGGCTCGAACGAATGTGGGTAGTGCGGGAACGCCAAATGCGGTTGAACGATCTCAGTGATGAAACCAACGTCACCGCTAGCGTCAGGACCTTGGTGGTCTGATACGCGCTTGGCGATATCCTTGGCGGTCATCAGGTCATAGTGCGAAAGATCAATGTCCTTCCACTCACCACCAAATGAGTACCCAGTGCGAGCATTCTTGTACTCGATCTTGTAAGAGAACAGGCCGTTGCCGCCTTCCTCTTCCATTTCCTGAATGAACTGCTTGAAGGAGAGCTTCATGCCGGTTTCCATGACTTGTCCCTTGTGTTTGAACTTACCGTCCTTCATCTCACGCCTCTTGTCACGATGCGCGCCAGCTGCATTCTTCTTGTTAGCGAGAACCTGCTGGGTAGTGTCGCGCGGCTTAGGCAGTGGAACCACGAGGGTGTTTGGATTCTTTTCCATTTCATTCAACTCTTCAGCAAGAGCCTTCGGTAAAACGTAGTAGATCTCTTTGTCAGGAGTCTGCACTTGGGCAAATACCTTTTTCGCGTATGCAAAGACACGCACGAACCAGTTGCCCATCGCGGATTCGACCTTAAACATTCCGGTCTGCTTCGCATTGTCAATCATCTGGTCTGACACGTGCTTCCGCTTTTCTACTTGGTGTGTGCCAAGGAATTCCGCAACGGTGTCGTCAATTTGAACGCTGATTGGTGTATCCATGATTAGTTGTAGATGGAGCCTTTTTCGCCATCCCATTCGCCGACAGACTTAGTTTCGCCCTTCTTGAAGGGCTTCGGGCCAACCATTGCGTTAGCAATTTCCTTGTCTCCGTCAATCCAGAAGTCTGGGAATTTCTTCTTGAGGGCAGCACGCCAGGAGGCGTACGAGTTGTATTCAGTTTCGTCAAAGTGGTTCTTGGCTTCCACAAGCTGAGCTTCGCCCAGAGCAGACGTGTCGAACTCTTCATCCGTCAGCCAAGAATACCCAGCGCCGTTCTTGCTGTACGCCTTGATGACGACCTTGTTAAACTTCCCATTCTTCATTTTCTGCGTGAACGCTTCGCCCTTGTTCGTCCAGGCCATCTTGCCTTTGTTCGAATTGATCACGGTGGTCTCTTGACCGGGCCAAACGGTCTTGCCATCAGCAATGATGCGCTGGCCCATGGCCGCGGAGCGGATAACGTTCTTCAGCTGGCGGTCTGAAAGCGGTCCCTTGGTGGACTTGGCTTCGGTAAGAACCCAGCCTTCATCACGATCTGGATACCACTTAGCGATCAGCTTACCGTCGCTCTTAGCAAAATCTTGACCGTCATCGTCAACTTCCAGCGCGGCGACAGCTTTCTCCCATGCCTTTCGATCATGAGAGAACCAAGATTTTTCCTTGGCTTCGAAGAGTTCTTGCAGTTTCATATCTGATCTCGTTGGTTTGAGTTGTGTATTTAGACGGCTCAGACTTCCTTGGTGTCCGCGTCTACACTGATCATGCGTAGGATTTCTTCACGAGTAGCAACGATCGTATTGTTTACCGTCTTACCACCAGCATTCGGGATGAACATCGTGGCGCGCTTACGATCTGCCTTGACCCGCGCTTTTGCGGAAGCTGCTTGCAAGGCCAGGTTCAGGAACGTAGCGGCAACTTCAGCATTGCGCGCTGCGTAACGTGGCTCAATGATTTCGGTGTACGCCATTTGGTTCTGGAAAGTCTCCAGAGCAGTAGTGTATACAGCGTCGAAGCGCTCGTCGTTTTCGACGTCCTCAGCATCCTTCTCTGCAGGAGTTGCGTTTGGAGACTGCATCGCTGCGATCTCAGTACTCGTTGCTTGCTGATAGTCGTCAATTTCAACGCCAGAGGTCATCTCATCATCGATGTCAAACAGATCATCGAGAGGGTTCTTTATTGGCTTCATACATTCCTCACGAAGTGGTGCGTGATGTTTCCATCTTTGTCTCGAACTACGACCTTAGCACCAGCTTTAAGGTCATGATCTCTCAACCATTTTGTGAGATTGGTGACTTGAATTCGCTCACCTTGAATAGAAACAAGCTCCCACGTTTTAACGTTTCGCGCAGATCCCTTAAGTGAGGCTGAGATATTTAGGCGAGCTTGATCAGAGAATGCTCGCTTTCCACCATTAGCTTCTTTGAAGGATGCAATTGCTTCATTTCGCTTAGCAATAGTTTCTACTGATTGCTTCTTGCCTTTGTGCGCTTCCGCGTTCTTTTGCTTTACTTCTTCCCAAGAACCATCTGCCTGCATACGAGCCATTCGTTCTTTTGCGGCGGCACCCATATTCTTTTTTGCTTCATTGGTGTGTTTTCGACCAGTGTGAACTTCAGAAAGCCTTTGCTTTGTCAGTTCACCGGCTTCAGAGGAGTAGTGTGCTTTCAGTGCCTTAGATTTTCGTTCTGCTCCAGAAGGATCATCTGGCGCACGGTGCTCATACCCACCACCTGGAACTAAGTTCAAGCACTTTGGATCCTGCAAAAGACCCTCATTGACTAAGGTTTTTTCACGATCAATAAGCTCCTTACGGGTTGGAAGGAACTCCAGGATTTCCATTGAGTGCTTTTCTTTGCCGTGGTAATTCACGGAATGCCAAAGACGTTTTCCCGATCCAAAGTATCCATCATTCAAATCATCAGTTGAGTGCATCCCAATATAGTATGCCCCATCGAATCGGGTGATTTTGTAGATGTAGTGATAAGCTTTTTGTTTGCGCATAGATTTCTCCTTGCGCTTATTTACGCTTTCCGGTACCTCGGGTTAAAAAAAGAGTTTTTTCCGTTATAACCCGGAAAGTCATTCCTTGCTGCTCTGCAAAACGTGCTGCAGCTTTCCACTTAGCTTGGTTTACCGCCAATGCGTACTTATCTCGGTCAGTTGCCTTTGGGGTCAAGACCGTTTCCTTATACGGCTTGATCTCAATGATCTCTTTCTTCAGATTGCCGAACTTGTCCTTGTAGATGACCAAAGCATCTGGGTAATAGTTCGCAACACGATTCTCAAATGGGTGCAGGTACGGAATGCTGAATTCTTCTGACGCCCACTGCATGACTGCAGGCGTGGTATCCAACCATTTAAAGAGTCTAAACTCCCAGCTTGAGCGCCCCATAATCTTGTTCGGGTCTCCAAGATACTTTTCTGGGTGCTGAGGGATGAAACGCCCCTTCATGGTACCGGCCATTATTCAACTCCAAATACTTCGTCAAAATCAACCTTGAATGTCTTCTGCTCTTTAGCCCAGATGTTCAACGGGTGATCTGCTGGCAGGCTGTTGTCAAAAAGCTTGCCGTGTTGGATCGTACAGTTAGCAATCGCTTCGTTGCGCTTTGTAATCATTGCTGCCAACTGCTCTGGAGTGGCAGCGTCGTACCACTTCTTCAAGCTGTTCTCCCAGATGGCCCTTTTCTGTTCCGGTGTCACATCTGGTCGATTCATCCAGCCATATTTCTTCCGCTCTTCCGCGCTTTCAGCGGCTACTTGTTCTTGCCGCGCCTTTGACATGTTTGCAACGCGCTGGCTTTGATCTTCTTCTGCCCACTGCTTTTTAACAGCGTTTGCCGTTCGTTCACGAAATTGCTGATAGGCAACTGGATCTGCCTTTAGGCGAGCTTTTGCTGCTTTAGCAGATGCCGACATCTTTGCGCGTGTCTCTGAACTAATGGCCATTGCTTAGTCTCCAGCGTTAACGCTTGGTTGCTCTGGACCGAATGTTCCAGAAGTCGTCGTGTAAGTGGCTTTGTCACGACCAGCGGTCGTAGCATCAGAAACAACGTCACGGCTTGGGCGTGCCACTGCTTGATTGACGCCTCTGTTCAACAAGTCTTTTGTGACGCCACTTGCAATAGAACCTACAGTTGAGGCGACACTGCTGAGGCCCGGTACCTTCCGGATCGCTTTGCCAATAGTCTCATTAGACACCTTCTGCGCCGCACGCCCGGCCACACCGCCTAGGATTGCAGTATACGGGTTGTTTGAGCCTGCATCGCTTGGGCGCGTACCAACTGGGCCTGAATCGCCAGGCGCTGAACCTACTGGAGGCAACTGCTTTTCTGGTGGCAGGTTCTCCAACGGATCCATGTTGCTCATCACCATGAAGTCGTAGTCGAACTGCATGGTGAACAGGTTTGGATCAGACACTTCATGATTCACGTCATCCAAATCGAAGGACACAACACGTGGATTGATGAAGAAGAATGAGACCTGCTTGGTAGAGTTCTCAAGCTTTTGCGATGGGTCGAGGAAGAACTGTGTTACCTTGATCGCCTGAATTGCGTTACCGACTTCAGTATTGTCAATGACGCCTCGGTGCGCGAAGTCGTTCTGATCCGTGAACGGCTCAGAGAACTCCATACCAGATCCAGCACCGTAGGTTACTCGAGTGTCAGCAATGTTCTGTGTAGCCGTAATTGAGCGACGTGTAATTGGTGAGTGCACCATCATCATGAAGCGGAAGAACTCATACACGCTATTGCCAACGTCGTCAACGAACGTCATTGTCAATTCACGGTGTTTGATCTGCTTCAAGACCTTCGTGCGGAAGTTGTATTGGTTGATCTCTTCGTACTCGAAGTCAACCTTTGGACGGTCTACGCTCTTGATGAGAAAGGTGAAGTCCCGCTGCCAATTACCACGACCGAATTTCTCCAGTACGCCGTCTTGGAATAGGAACTCCACACGGAACAGGAACTTAAGCTTTGGGCGGAAGTGAGAGTTCGCAAGTGATGCTGCGTACGACGTAGCATACCACGAACCGTCATTTCGGTTGACTGGGGCATCTGCAGACTGGCCAGTAGCAGTGCGCAAGTAATCATTCAGCGGGCTAGTGCCGAATTCTTCGACCGCCATACCGAACATTTCCGTAGCTGTGCGCTTTGCGTTAATGTCCGATGACTTAACCAGTTTTGAGATGTCAGGCATTACATGTTCACTTCATGTTACGCAACGTAAGCGATGAGGTCTTTCCAGTTCGATGCGCCCGACTTAAGGATCAGGATCCCTTTGACAAACTCGCGCATAGTGACCATGTCCAACTCGCCACTCTTATTCATGTGAATCAGATGGTCGAGGAGCTCTTGCTTCTGTTCAAGCGCAACGTCATCGCCACCTAGACCAGGGAGAACCGTGCGCATACGCTTCAGCACTTCTTCTGGTGTCAAGTCCATGTTGATCTTTGCAGAACGTGACATGATAGCAGGGTCGAACTCTTCCTTCTTGAGGTTCGAGATGAAGACAACACGGCCTGTGAAGTCAAACGCAGATGGGAACTTGATTGGCCCGTTCTTCTTGACCTTTGGAGATGGCTCACCATCTTCACCATCTTCAGACTCTTCAGACGGCATTTCTTCACCGGAAAGTTGAGCATCAATCTGACGATTCAGCGTTGTCTTTGCTTTCTCCGACATCTTCGACACGTTGATCGTGTTCGATGCCGTCCAAGAGATTTCACGAACAGGCGATGTATCAAGCGCTGCCTTCAGAATGTTCGTTGCATCTTCATTGCGCCACATCGAGTCGCAATCGTCGAACAGAATCATGCCGCCTTCGCGGAACATGAACAGTGTCTGATAGATCGAAACTGGTGAAGCCTTACCGGAGATCTTGACGTAGTCCTTACCAGGAACCATGCCTTCTTCCTTGATGGTCTGCATGATGGTGTACGTCTTACCCGTACCTGGACCACCATAGATCAAGAGCGAACGCAGGGTACCCTTACACGCCATCGTGACGAGCTGAGAAAGGTGACCGTACAAAGTATCTGGGTCGCGCATTTCCTTCTCAGATGGCTTGTGATCGGCCATCGAGCCGGCGATTTGCTTGTACAATTGCTGAGCAGCCTTCGATTCTGCAGCAGGAATAAAGCGCTTGGTGTCAGGGTCTTGAGCCGTGACCTTGATGTAAAGGATAGGTTCCTTCTTAGGCAAGGCGACTGCAGTACTTGGCTCCTTAACTGGAGTCACGTCTTGCGGCCCATCATCCTTCTTGGAAACGACTTCGGATTTCGTTTCAGTTGAATCCACGTCAGTGACAGCACCTGGCTTTGCATTCCACTTGCCACGACCGATCTTCTGACCTCGGATGTAAGCTGGAATCAAGACGTCATTCTCATCTGCGACTGCCTTGATTTGTTCCCATGTCATGGCTGCGGCACCGTGCTCACCATACTTCGACACAGCCATGCGATAGAAGTTGTCGTCATTGACACGCTTCGCCATCTCATCCAGTTGCAAGCCCTCATTCACCGCTTGCACTGGGTACTTACCTTGCTCTGGGTGCTTGATCAAGTTTGCAAGCTTGGTCATTGCGCCAATCAACGAGCCAGCATTCAACATCTTCACGTCAATGAAATGCGATGGGCCATTGTTGGTTGTGTACTTTTCCCAGACGTCGATGCCAAGGACATGACCACCCTTGAAGCGAACACCAAACGCGCGTTCGCCAAACAGGTAAAGGATTTCTGAGAATCCACCGAATTCCATTACGTGGCCTTTACCACCGTAGCGGTAAATCTTTGTGCCGAGCAACTTTGGGAGTCGGCGTTCGAATACGCCGATTACGCGGGCCAGGTCATCTTCGGAGAACTGAGCCTCAACCAGATAGTCTTTGAAGGTGAACATTCTGTGTCTTAGTGTGCAGGTGAGATTCTCTATTTAGAGCGTCTGGGTGACTTGAAAACAAAAGAGGGACCTTTCGGTCCCTCAAATGTACCAAAGAAATGTCGTTTAGGACATTTCACCGCCTGTAGCGCGCTTGTCCTTAACGCCGTCGCCGGAGTCGATAGAACGAGCGTGGTCAAAGCGCAGCACCAACTGAACAGTAGCTGCTTCGGAAGCGGAGTAGTCCATGTCTCCACCGTCCATGCTTTGAATCCAAACGCCTTCAAGAATCCAAGTTTCCAGAACGCCTTCGTCGCCGTCAAGCATCTCAAGCTTCATACCAAACTTGTAGTCCGAACCTGCGGCTGCGGTGTTCAACCAACGGCCGTCGAGGTCAACACCAACGAGGCGTTGAGTCGTTTCAAGTTGTGCCTTAATGACCTTTGCAGCCAAACCGCCGATGTCATCTTCAACAGTCATGTTCATTGGCGACCAGGTGTGCTTGCCGGCAATGTACGATGTGCTGTTGTAGCGGTGGATTTGAACTTCTTCAAATTCCAACTGAGGGCGTGTAACTGTGGTTGCTTGAACAGTGAGGTCACGCGAGTTGTGACCTGCGACAAGCTTGCCAATGTTGGCGAAGGTGACGCGCCACTTGTTCTTTTGCTTTGGGTGCAGGTGACCAGAGCCACCGCCCGGGATACCGAAGTTTGCCAAAGTAGCGATGATAATTCTCCTCAGCGCAAAAAGTGCGCGTTGCGTTGATGCAGTGTATTTATCAGACTTGTGGGGTTTTTGGCTCAAACCCGAGGCGACCAGTTACCATTAAGAACCGTTTTTCCTGGTCAATTACCGAAACACGGGTTAAAGCACCAATCTCAAAAGGACACAACTCTATGCATGACGGCACTCAACTTATGTTAGACGCGCTTGCCATTATGATAATTGGAGCATGAATGAAAAAGGGGACCTTATGGTCCCCAATTTTCTATCTACTTCCTGACTTAGATGTCAGCACCGGTGGAAACCACGCGGATTGGGATGTAGATGAATTCAGCCGCTTTGACTGGCTTGATAGCGACGTCAAGCCACAACTCGTTTCGATCGATGCGAGTTGCAGTGTTGTTCGATGCATCGCACAGTGTTGCAAAGTCGTACAGACCACGCTTCGACAGAACATCAGACAGCATACCATCGGCTGCAGCCTTCAAGTTGTCGCGAGTGATCTGATCGTTTGGTTCGAACACGAACGGCATAGCACCCTTACGGAGTGTACGACGCAGGTAGCAAACCAGACGAACGACGTTGATGCGATCCAAAGCAGAAGCAGCAGTTGCAGAAGTCTTCTGACCCCAGATCAAGATGCCACGGCCTGGGAAGAACACGATTGGGTTGATGTTCTTGTCGTATTCGTACAAGTTGTCGCGTTGACCAGCGTTCAGTGAAGCTTCCACGAATGTGGTTGCTGTACCCAGCGTGCCAGTCACGTAACCAACCTTGGAAACACCAGTCACAACACCACGTTGTACGCCAGCTGGAGCGAACCAAACGTAGGATTGCTTGTCGCTGAAAGCGATCGTACGCATTGCAATGCCAGATGGAGCGCACATCACGTTGCGACCATCGAGGTTTGAAGCCAGACCCCATGGGTAGTAGTACGCAACGTTGTCATTGACAACACGTTCCGAGGACAGTGCCCATTGAGCGATTTGGTCAGGTGTCTTGTTGCAAGGAGTATCAGCGATAACAACCGCTTCACTCTGCACGTCAGCGGCCAGAGCAGCCAACTCATCAACAACTTCTGGGTAACCAGGAGCAGCAACGAGGTTGAACTCATACAGCTCAGAGCGAACGTCGAGGTTGCTGTTGATAGCGGACTGCATTGCAGTCACGATGGCAACGCGCTTAGCAGCATCGTTAGCACCGAGCGGAGCAGAAACCGTGACATCGGAAACGATGACTGTGAACTCATCACCAGCTTCGAAGGCAACAGTACCTGGGAAGATCGTGAAAGTAACGCGGTTGTTGTCGTATGGAGAACCAACGGCACCAGGAGCCGACACACCAGTCACCGTACCGGAAACGTTGAACGACGTTTCAGAGATGAAAGAGATTGTCAGTGTTTCTGGAACAGCGAGATCATCAGGCAGCAAGTTCACAACTTGACCATTACCAACGTTGCCAGAATCTGGCGTGGCAGTGTAAGCAAGGTTGAACGTGAACATGTCACCGGCAGAGAACGGCACCACGCCTTGGGTCACGTTGAACGAGACCTTCGTGCCAGAGAATGGCGAGCCAACGATACCAGTACCGATGTGGCCAGTGCGCGAGCCAGACACAGAGAACGTTGTTGGCGACGTAAACACGACGCTCACGGTCTGTGGCTTAACAGCAGATGAAGCAGCGCTGACGTTAGTCAGTGTGCCGTTGCCGATGCCATTGAACTCCAGTGTGCTTTCAACGAGGACTGGGGTGCCGAGCGAAACGAATGTTTCTGGGTCGTCAGCCAAGTCAACGTTTGCACGAACAACATACGCACGGGAGCCGGCGCCGAGGAACTGGTTCAGGGCGAACAGGCCATACTCGTTACGAGCATCGCCGTGCATCTCATTACCAGCTGTGTCAGCATGGAAATAAGGAACACCGTACAGTTCAAGAGATTGAGCGAGCGTCACAGTACGCACCACACCTGCTTCCAGCGTACCAGCGGCTGGTGTCACACCATTCGGTTGCAGTTTGCCAGAGCGGGTTGCGATGAAGAACAGCGGCAGGGTTGGGGCCGATGCTGGGAAGAAGAAGCTCTCGTTGGTGACCGATACCGATACACCTGCAGAAACGAGGGTTGCCATGTAGTTCTCCTACGAGTTAGGGTCAATGACCGCTTTGTTTTGGTCTAGGTATTTAGGGCCGGGCCGGCCGGGCGCGTCAGATTCAAAGCACTTTCAGCGCTTTGGCGCACGATACATCGTCGCGGATACACGAGGATGCTTTTTGTTGCCTGTATTCTTCACAAAGCCGAAGCGACCGTAGAACTCAATCAGTCGAGTTTTTGAAGTCGTACCAATATGCTTGTTTCGTTCAGACGGTGATAGGGCGATGATGAGGCCGTGTTCGTCGGCGTAATCGCACAACATCTTCATGGCTTTCGTTCCTTGCCCGCTCCCTTGACTATCCTTGCCAACCACAATCAATTGCAGGCCAATGATGTCAGGATTCTGCCCAGAGTGATACAGCCAGAACTTCTCGAGGCTGCACTCAGAACGGATCTTGTTTTCAAGAGCCTCGATCTCCGCGTCGCGAGAGGTCCGTTCTTGTAAGAATTCTTTGAAGGTCATCATGGCAATTGTGCTGGTTCGTCAGGTACTGGACCCTCAGGCGGGCGTGTGTTGATTTCAATAGTTGCGAGTGGGTCGCCAAACGGTGTGAGTTCGCCGTTCTCGTCTACTTCATTGACGACCATCGTGCCAAGTGAAGCGATCTGAATGACAACCTTACGTACCAAGTCGTCCTTAACGCCCATTGGAACGCTGAGGTAGATCGGCATTTCAAAGGAAAGAGTCCACACAATCATTCGCTTGTCTTGCGAAGATGGGTAGTTCTCTTCATTGGAAATGTCGGTCAGCTCGACCTTAGTGATCTTGGTCCAGTCAAACGGCGCATCATTCTTTTGAATCTGAATGTCTGGGTTGAACAGCACCAGAATCTGCTCAAGGATCTGATGCATCTGCTGAGTGTTCGATGCATAGATGCTGAGCTCAAGTGTCATGTTATACGGCACAGGCATGACGCGCTTGACAACAGTCAGATCATCTGGGAACACCCCGCCAGTACGCATTGTGACGCGCTGGTCAACGTACGCTTGCACCTTGCGGCGTTCAGGTGAGAGCTGTAGACCGGTCATGTAAACTGACATGGTTGGCAGACTGAACACTCGGTTGTCGGTATTTCCGGCGTGCAGCGCGGCGACGACACGGTCTTTGTTGCCAATCACACACGGGACAGTCATGAACTGCGCTTCGTTGCATTCACCCTTACCGGTCTGAACTTGCAGACCTTGAAAGATGGCAACGAATTGCAGGAGATAGGAGCGCAGTTGCGCGTCGTACCAAAAGTTTTGAATCATAGCTTCTTAGTCGACAGCGACAGTGTTTGTGTTTGCTTGAACATCTCTTGCTGAGATGGCTTCATGGAGTTGCGTTCTGCACGACGATCCGTCTCGACGTACATCCACTTGTTCTTGACGAGATTGAAACGGTACAGACGAGACGCGATGCCGAGCTTCGGATCGTAGTTCAGGCGGAAGTACGTGCCGTCCGTTTGACCAGCAACATCTGGAAGCTTGAAGCCCTCAGTGTATGCAAGACCGTCGGGTGGCAAACCATCCTCAATGTAGAGGTCACGGCCGTCGTATGAGCCTGGACCACCAGTGCCGTTGCTCATGCCAGACGCCACTTCGCGGACATTGGAGCCCTTTTCCGGCATTGCTAAAGTGGCTTCAGCGTTTACCGCCTCAGTTGCAGTCAACTGACCAGTTTGAATTTGTTCAATGCCGTCAAAGAACGTGCCATCATCAACGACGTATTTCTGCGTGTCAACTGTGCCGAGGATGTCACGATTTTCCTGGCTTGCAATGACTTGCGATGCTTGGAACTTGAATGTGATTGGGCGCCATGCGGTGGTGTACCCGTCAGACGACCATGACGTGTCAGTAACTTCGAGGAACTTATGAACCGGCTTCAGGTTGTGGTCGTACTGCATCTCGCTCGGGACTTCCAAGATGTCACCAACCACGA